AGGTCAAAAAGGACAAACTGGTGGAACAGGTCCGACTGGTGGAACAGGACCAACAGGACCTTCTGGTAGTAATGGAAGTAATGGTTCTAAAGGACAAAAAGGTCAGACTGGTTCAACAGGTGGTACTGGTCCTACAGGCCCAACTGGTCCAACTGGAAGTACTGGTGGGACAGGACCTACTGGTGGAACTGGAGCAAAAGGTCAAAAGGGACAAGCAGGTAGTAATGGTGGAACAGGACCTACTGGTTCAACAGGTCCAACAGGACCAACTGGACCTGCAGGTGGAACTGGTCCAACTGGTGGCACTGGAGCTAAAGGACAAAAAGGACAACAAGGAGCAGGTGGAGGAACAGGCCCAACAGGACCTACTGGACCTACTGGACCTCAAGGCTCAACTGGACCGACAGGTGGAACAGGACCTACAGGTGGTACTGGTGCAAAAGGACAGAAAGGTCAGACAGGTAGCACTGGTGGTAGTGGACCTACTGGTTCTGCAGGACCTACTGGACCAACTGGACCAGACGGACCTACTGGACCGAGTGGTGGTAGTGGACCTGCTGGTTCTAAAGGTCAGAAAGGTGCGACAGGTTCTTCTGGTTCTAACGGAAGTAATGGTGGTACTGGACCTACTGGTCCTACTGGACCAACTGGACCGACAGGGCCTACTGGACCAAGTGGAGGATTCTCAACAAACTCAAATGCTCAAGTTAACAGCCTAGGAGTAGGAACAGGTGGAAGTGGAACAGCAGGTGAGATAAGAGCAACAAATAATATAACTGCTTATTATTCAGACGAAAGATTAAAAGATTTTGAAGGCACTATAGTCAATGCCGTAGAGAAAGTAATGCAGCTAAACGGCTACTACTTTACAGAAAACGAGAAAGCCAAGGAATTAGGCTATGACAACGATAGACTGCAAGTGGGTGTTAGCGCTCAAGAAGTAGAAAAAGTATTGCCAGAAGCGACTACAGAAGCTCCTATAGACGATGAATACTTGACTGTATGGTACGAAAAGCTAGTGCCACTTCTTATAGAAGCTATCAAAGAACTTGCTATAGATTCACATTCTCCAAAAGGACTACAAGACCTAGAAGGCTTTAAAGACTTAGAAGAGAGGATACAGAACCTAGAGGATAAATAGATGGCGTGGTCAGCTAAATTCTTATCTGTAGCAGAGCTAGAAACTTTGATTAATGACGGAACATTAAGAGAATTCTTTGATGAATCTAAAGCTCATATTGAAGAAGGCAAGAACTATATAGCCTATAGTTTTGATTTAACTGACGATGATAAATACGACCACTGGGTAAATACATTTCAAGCCTTTGTAAATCAAAACATTATAGAAGAAGGCGACCATACTTATTATGTATTAGCGCATAGTCTTGATGATAAGCCAAAACTTATTCATGCTGCGTGGTATGACTCTACCACCAACGCTATCAACACTGCTCATAGTCTTAATAGATTTATAGATGGCTCAAAGTCTTGGGCTTTTGATGAAGCATGTTGGATACCTGCAGTCAATCTCGCCAAGAATATTGGAGCTACAAAATGGAACTTCCATTCTACTCAAGGTGGTTCTATATCTTTCAGAATTAAAACAGGCAGAGGTGCGCCAAACATTTTTGATTATGACTCAGTCGTACAAGAAGATATCAACACTACTAAAACTGTAGCTATCAACAATGAACCAATACCAACAATAGATGGCTCAGTAAAAGAGAGCGATAACAAAACTATAGACTTGAACATCAATGAAGTCGTGACTACAATTAATTTCAAATGACAAAATTAGCACAAAATAATATACAAGCCGATGGCATAGGTGATGTCTTTGAGGACTTAACAAGTCAAGGCAGAGGTTCGTCTGTAGCTCTTGGTACACAAGACACATATCAAGATAGAGCGCCTAGATTAAATGGCTCAACTAGAACTGGTCAACAACCTGCAGGGTCAACTATACAATTCAATGACTTTAGAAGTTCAGTAAAGTTTGAAGGTGGACTCACAACTTATACTACTGGCTCTGGCAAAAGTGTGACAACTCATACTCTCGTTGGGTGGGGGACAGCAGGTGGTATACAAGCAGCGTCTAATAATGGCACTTCTACACAAATAGGAACTCTGTATGATGGGACATCAACATATACAACCTCACCTAAACCTTTTAGTGAATTAAATTCTAATTTTGATGGCAATAAATGGTTATCAGCAATAGTAGTAAAGAGCTACAGTACAGGTTTATTAGGTAATAATTTCGCAGACCTATATATTTGTTTTGAGGGTAGTGGTGCGCAAACAACTGATACTGACTGGACGAATGTCACATTCAAACAAGATGGTCAATCAAATATTACAAGTGGTCAAATTCAACTTAATTACACAGCAGGTGGTGTAAATGTACAACTTGCTAGAGACTCAGCTCTCCAAGTAAATATTCAACAAAGTAGAGTAGTTTATAGATTTCCTATCTCTGGTGGTTTAAATATTTATACCTCTAGGTACTTTCCTATAAGTGGTCAACAAGCAGGGTACACCAACTTCTGGCAATTCACCTAATGCGTAAAGGCTTCACTTGTGGAGCGTTTGACCTCTGTCATTCTGGCCATATAGTTATGCTAGATGAAGCCAAACAAAACTGCGATTATCTTATTGTAGGCCTACAGACAGACCCATCTATAGATAGACCAGATAAAAATAAGCCAATCCAATCTATGTATGAAAGATACACGCAGCTCAAGGCTGTTAGATATGTAGATGAGATAATACCTTATGACACTGAAAGAAGTCTGCTTGACCTCTTAGAAGCTACGCAGATAGACATACGATTCGTTGGAGAAGAATATAAGGAAATGGATTTCACTGGCAAAGGATTACATGACATATTTTATACAAATAGAAAACACTCCTTCTCTAGCACAACACTAAAAGAAAGAATCAAAAGAGCGTTTTTAAGAAAGTAAAGGTCTAGCTGCTACTGGTCTTTAGTACTACCACTCGCCAGTGGGATGTCTACCGAACATCATTACTAGGTTATGAGCCTAGTGTGCTTTTAGGATTTACTCAAGAATTATTTTTTTTTCACCTCGGTCCTTCTCTTGCTACCGAAACCATCTAGGGCGTTATTACTCGGTCCTCTGAGTCAGCTTTCGTCTATCGCTAGACCCTTGGCTATCTCTCTTGAAACTCTAACAGCTTCAACCTTATGTAGTTATATTAACAACTACTACAAGGATGTCAAGTATTTTGCATACGAAATATATACTTATTTTTTTGTATAGTTTACACTACAACTAGTATCCATTAATCCTAACTGTATAGTGTAGATACTAGAGGGTAGAGAGCTTATGTGGTTTTTCATAGTAGACCCAGTAGACTTTACCCTCACCTAATTCAGAGGAGTTATATGAGACAGTTATGGCAAATGTGGGAGAGTGCAATATCCCAAAACGAAATAGATAATATTATTACTGAATGTGAAAAGTATAATCCTATGGAAGCTCAGATTGGACTTGGCGATGATGGACACAAAAAAAAATCCGTCAGAGAATCTACAGTCCGATGGATTAACACACATGACCCAGACTCTAAATTTATAAAACAATTATTATGGAACTATGCAACCGAAGCAAATAGAAATGCTTTTGGTGTAGAGATAAGAGATATATTTGACATCCAATATACGATATACGAAGGGTCAAACAACGGACATTATGATTGGCATATAGATACATTCTTTGCTAATCAATCAGAATGGGACAGAAAACTAAGTATCACTATACAGCTCTCTGACCCCAAAGATTATGAAGGTGGAACATTCCTTATAGATAACCAATACGAGCAGCCTAACGAGGTCTCCTTGCGTTCTAAGGGTACTGTTTTTGTGTTTCCTTCTACGCTTAGACATCAAGTCGCACCAGTCACAAAAGGAATTAGAAGGTCACTGGTAGCATGGGTGGAAGGCCCTAAGTGGAAATGAAGTGGGAAAAGCCTACAATAAAAGAAATACCACCAGAGGAAGGATGGAGAAAAATGAATGATATAGAAAATAGGAAAGTATTTATTGAACTTGGTTCATGCGATTTTGATACTAATATGCCATTACTAGATAATGGATGGTGTGGAGTTTTTGTTGAGCCTTCACCTAAGTACAATAGCAATCTCAAAAAGCTATTAGATAAAAATGATAACAGACATAGAGCAAGAATAGAGTGTAGTGCTATTACTGACTATGATGGGACAATAGAGTTTACTCAAGCAAAAGATATGTCTACAGGACAAAGACTCTCTGACTGGCGTAGAGGTATCTCTAGTGTGACAGCAGACAACCATAAAGGAGAAAGAATCTTTGACATAGAAGGGAACTCACAATGGATTGATGAGAAGATGGAAGTACCATGTATGACTCTAGATACTCTTTTAGATAAATATAAAATACCTCATATCAACTACTTAAAGCTAGACTGCGAAGGCCACGAGACTAATATCTTAGAAGCCTATTCATGGAAGATACTTCCAGATATGATTAAATTAGAACACTCACATATAGATGATATATATATCTCTGAGCTTCTTAAATCGCATGGGTACTTAGTTTATGTAGAGAACAGCGACATCTATGCAATAAGATGAAAAAACTCGTTATATCGCTGCTAAGGAGACCAGACAGAAAAGTATCATTTCAAAAGAATGACCTATCAGACTTTCAATATCTAGAAGCAGTAGACGGCCATCAAGAATTATTTAGAGATATATCTGGAAGAAAAGATTGGACTGACCCTTTCAAGAATAGACCACTACAACAAAACGAGGTGGCATGTTTCTTATCACATATCAAGGCATGGAAGAAATGTATTGAACTCAATACCTCTTGTATCATTATGGAAGATGACGCAATCATCAACGACAAGTGGGATGAAGAATACTTTGAGAAAACTTTAGAGCAGCACGACTTTATATATCTACAAAGAAATGAGAATGAGCCAAGGTTTGCTGACAGCATAGATGATAAATTAGAAGTTCCTTTCTATCCATACAATATGACGGCCTATGCAATCACTCCTGCTTTTGCTAAATGGCTGCTCACAAATGTTGACTATCAAGACTTCATACCAGTAGATGAATTCATGCCAGAGATTATTAAAGAAATAAAATCTGACCAACTATATGAGTACAGTGTGGTGGCCTTGAAGGATGACGCATGTAATCAGATATCTAGAGATATATCACAAAGCGATATAGAAGCCAGTATACCTTTTAAGAACTATGACATTCATGTAGTCACTTGTGGTACAGATAGAAAAAGGTGCAACCGAATAAACACTAGTGCAAGACATCATGGTATTGACATAGTAAATATTGGAAACAATGTTGATTGGAAAGGCACTGACATGACTGGCATGGGTGGTGGTATGAAAATAAATCTCATGAAGAAATATCTGAAAGATAAACATGATGACGACATAATACTTTTCACTGACGCTTACGATGTATTCTATGCAGATAATCTAGAGACTATACATGAGAGATTTTTAGATATGGGAAACGACATTATCTTTAGTGGTGAAATGGTGTGTTGGCCAAAGCCAGAACTCATGGACAAGTTCCCAGATTCACATACAAGATTTAGATTTATTAATAGTGGTACATATATAGGAAGAGC